TCAGCAAACCTACGGTTTTCTGAAACTTTCCCTTAGTTAACTATTTACTTACGATATGTTGCTTTAGCTTGCTTGAGTGCATCCTTATAGCTTACACCATGCTTCTTTGCATATGCTTTAACGTGTGAAATCCACGGTGAGGCACCGCCAGTGACTGCACCACCAGTGCTTGCCCCTGCACGCTTACGGCCTTTACCCTTAAGTAGTCCTAAATCTTTACCAATATCTACACCCTTCTTCACAGTTGATGCTACACTAGAAATCTTATCTAGTACATCATCAAAGAAACCAGACCCTTCTAATTCACCCATACCAGACCCTACTGCACGGGCTAGGCCGCCTGTTTGTATCCCGCCTGTTTGTATCCCACCACGCTTGCGATGCATACGGCCACCAGAGACTGCGCCGCCTTCTTTACCTAATCCAATAGTACCAAGTAGTCCGGATAGGATACCCTCACCTTCCTTCATTGCTTTAGATTTGCGACCACGCTTACCGCCAGAGACTGCACCGCCAGAGACATTATAGGGAATAGTTGTAAGTTTACGTCTCATACCACCAGACATAGCACCTGCTTCTTTACCTAATCCAACAGCACCAAGTAGTCCGGATAGGATACCCTCACCTTCCTTCATTGCTTTAGATTTACGACCACGCTTACCGCCAGAGACTGCACCGCCAGTGCTAGCCCCGCCTACCTGACCTAATCCAACAGCACCAAGCACTGATGATAGGATACCTGCCCCTTCCATCATTGCCTTAGACTTTAAATAGTTAGGATTTTGCTCTCTTAAATTAAGGCCTATCTCACCACCAGAGACAGCGCCTGCCATCTTGCGGGGGCGACCACGACGGCCACCAGAGACTGCACCTGCTTTCTTACCCTTCTTACCTAAACCTAACAACTTAAAGGGCATCATGAACCCAGTACTGAATCCACGGCCGATATCATCAAGTAAACCCTCACCCATTATACCCTCACCGCGGGCACGGGCTACTTTAGGTGCTGCACCAAGTCCCAGCAACGATAGACCACTAGATAGGATACCTTCACCTTCTCGAACTGCTACATTAGGGGTTATATCCATATCACTTAGCATATAGCCCTTACGCTCCATATCTCTTACATATTTATGATTAATTGCCTCTATTTGGTCTCGGATATGTTTATTGTAAGCGTTAGCTTCCATCTTCCTTCTTAATTTATCAATATATATTAATAATAACAAACAAAATAATTTTAATTAAAATATTTATTAACTATGAAGATACATCGTTTACTATTACTTGGTTGTGGAACTATACAACGCTCATTGATAGAACTATTAAAACAGAAACGCCACGCCCTATTGAAAACCCCAGAAATCATTTGCATTTGTCCTGAAGCAATCCCAGAATACATTCTAGATATCATACCAGAATTAATACATATTAAAACCTATATAACAGATGAGAATATGCATAAATTACTATCACCATTGATGGATAATAATACACTATGTATAGACCTAACAGTTAATACTGATAGTATTAAAATAATTGAACTAGCTAGACAGAATAACACTCTTTACATTAATACATCCATTGAAGAATACAAGAAGGATAAAATAGAAAACCCAGAGAAAGAAACACTTTACTATCAAAATATTAAGCTACAGAAATCTATTAAGAAAATTAAAAGTAATATATCCGTCTTTGAATCTAGCGGTGCTAATCCCGGGCTTATTTCAAACCTTACAATGGCGGCTATACATAAATACTGTGAAGAACACAAACCACACCTACTAGAACACATTAGAAAAAATAAATGGTCTTACGTAGCGTCTAAATGCGTGCATATGATACACTGCGCGGAGAAGGACACACAAGAAACACATTATAAACCCACTAATAACACAATGTATCAGACTTGGAGCCCTGCCGGGTTTGTATCTGAAGCACTTTCACCATCATTCTTATCTTCACCAGTTGCACCAACACCAGACTATCATAAATCACGATTCAATCCTAAAATGTTTATAAACCCATCCAAGCGGTCAATGGATTCATTCACAACTTCCTATATCATAACACCTGAAAACAAAGTTGAACCTATCAGAGGCCGCATGATAACACATAATGAGGTTGTCAGTATGAGTGAGCTATTCGGAACACCTAAATATACACCTATAATCTCTTACGTTTATGATTCTTGCCCTATATCACAGCAATCACTAGAACTGATGAAAAAAAACAATTATAAAGAACCTAAGCACAATATAGCTATTTATCAAGATGATGTTATCAATAAAGATGGATATGACAGTCTAGGAGCTTGTGTTTTTTTTAATGATGGCCGTGTGTATTGGTGCGGGTCTGCTTTAACCAACAAGCAAACTATGAAAAAATTAGGTAATGATTGCCATAGCAACGCTACACAGTTGCAAGTTAGTATATCCGTATTAGCTTATATAAGTTATCTACTGACGCATCCACGGAAAGGCGTGATGACTAGTGAAGATACATACTGGCGCAATATACTTAAGTATTGTAAACCATATCTAGGCCGCTTTGTATGTCGTGAGATAACTGATAGTATTATATCTAATGTATAGAGTAGGGCTTAGTAGTATATGAGTAGAGCTTAGTAGTATATAGTAGTATGTATGTCCCCTAATAAAAAGTAGAGTAGTAGTATAGATAGAATGATAGAATATATAATAGTTAGAGAGGATAGAGAGAATAGAAAACTATAAAAAAGTGAGTAGTACATATATACTACTATATACTACTAAGCCCTACTCATATCATACTAAGCCCTACTCTAACTTGCTAACTGATAGTATCTAGACTCATCTATCTCTGGTATTCATTAATATAAATGCTAAAGTACCCTCTATAGCATCCGGGTCGTGATTTATATATCTGTAATATTTTTGCCTCTCTAAAATTGGTAAAGTTGGTTGAACCTGCAAAGCTGCATCAGAGACTCTATCTCTGATAGTAGTATTTATTTTAACTAAATCCTTATATTTAGCTACATATGTTTTCGCCAATGCTTCTAATTGCTTATTTGTTTTGCCGGCCACCTCTTGTGCTATATTATCCTTTTTAAATTTATCACGAAAAAAATTAATTATTTGAGTATGTATGTTATCTGATAAATCTATCATTTTATTTAAATTAGCAGCGGGTTTTTTTTGGATTAGTAGTTCATTAAATTTTTTAATGTCTTTATCTAATGCTACTTTTAAAGGGTCTTCTTCTTCTTCTTCTTCCTGTTGTTCTGCACGCTTCTTTTTTGCTTCCTTATATTTTCTTACTCTTTCTTTCAAAGCTGGTGTAGCTTTAATAAAAACCGGTAGTGGTACTGCTCGTGGTGCTGGTGCTAGTGCTGGTGCTAGTGCTGGTGCTGGTGCTGCTTGTTGTTTAACTTTCTTTTTAATTACCCCCTGCTTAGCTAGTTCAGTTAGACGTAATTTAAATTCTTTAGGAATTAGAAAAGACCCTGATAGTTCTTTATAAACACCTGCAATAGCATCTATTAAGTCTGCTTTGCGTTGCCCTATTTTAATAGTAAAGTGTTGGTTATGCTTTCTAACTATATTCTTTAAATCTGGCAATGATACTTTTTTTAATACACTTCTTATATCCATTGTTATACTCTTAGTTATATATAGAGATAATTATTGTCTATACAAATCCTTCTAAATATATATATAGATATTAATAATGCCGTTTAAGATAATACAGGAGCCTAATGGGTTCTTCGTTGAGAATATAGAGACAGGTAAGCGGTTTTCAAAGAAACCCCTGACAGAAGCTAAAGCTAAGAAGCAATTTAGAATATTAAACAAGTATCTAGCAACACTAGAAGGTTCAGGTCTCAATAAAGGTGAATTAAAAGAGATTAGACAAGAAGCACTGACAGATTTAGATATTAAGAAGTATATACCTGATGCTAAAATAATGAGTAGTTCAGATTTTAAAAAGTATTCTAGCATCAATCAGGTCTTACCTAAAGATAAAGATGTTGTATTTGTTATCTATGAATCTAAACCTAACTACGGCCACTGGTGCCTGCTTTCACGCTATTCACCTAATATGATTGAATACTTTGATTCATATGGTGGCAAGCCCGATGCACCTTTGAAATGGGTGAATCACGCAACACAACAAGCGCTAGACCTTAAACCCTATATTAGTTCTCTACTGACCACAGCTAAGAGTGAGGGTCATGATATAGTATATTCTAGTAAGCATTTTCAAAAGAATAGTAGTAAAAAATTAGGTAAAATAGCTAGTTGTGGTCGTCATTGTATCCTAAGAGCATTATGCATATTAAAGGACAATCAACAACTAACAGACTATATCAAAATGATGAATATGATTAAAGAGATAACAGGCTATAGCTATGATGATATAGTCAGTGGTATTATATCTGATGTATAGAGTAGGGCTTAGTAGTATATGAGTAGAGCTTAGTAGTATATAGTAGTATGTATGTACCCTAATAAAAAGTAGAGTAGTAGTATAGATAGAATGATAGAATAGTTATATATATAATGGTATAAGCAAGAAGGAAAAACAAAAAAAAGTGAGTAGTACATATGTACTACTATATACTACTAAGCTCTACTCATATCATACTAAGCCCTACTCATTAAGCTTAATGCCTATAAAATAATTGCTTCCGTTGGATGTTATACGCTCTAATCCTAACTCTGCTAGTTTAAGACAGAATCGTCTTATATCCATATCAGCCTTATTCATCTTTCCATTTGGTTCAATGTTATTTTTATAATCATTAAACTTTTTAAATACTTGTAAGGGCTTATAACGGTCTTTTATATTATTGGTTATAGTGTATGTATTATCTATAAAATTTTTTATAATATCTTTTTGTGTTTCAAATGTATCAGTTCCGTTGTTCTTAATATAAAACATCTTATATTTGTTGTAATCTTCTATTTGCTTCTTTGTATCTTCTAGTTGTTTTGTTAGAGTTTTTACTTGTCTAGTTAGTGCTTTTACTTTTTCCCATTCAGCTTCTTTGAGTTGTTTTTCAATGTAGTATTCTTCTAGTAATTTTTCGTTATCCCATTGTTCGGGTGGTTTCCTATTTGTAGTTATTGGTGCCGTGTGTGGGTCATAATAACTAGATGATTTAGGCTCTTCTTTAGGTTTTATAGTTATACATGCTTTAAAAGGGTCGTAATAAGTAGGTGCTGGTACTACTGGTGCTGGTGCTGGTACTGGTGCTGGTACAGGTACTACTGGTGCTGGTACTGGTGCTGGTGTATTACCATCTTTAAATTTAGTAAGTTTTGCTTCTAGCTCATCATCATCTAACATATCGCTTACCTTATCAAATAAATCATCTAATTGTTTTAGTTGATTTATTGATGGATGATGGATTTGCGGGTCTTTTGCTAGTATCTGCTGCTTCTTATCTAAAGCCTTAAACGCCTTTTTAGAGTGTATAAAATTTAAATATCCTAATCTATTCATTGGTAAATTAGAGAGTTTATCACATAATCCTAGATAATCACCTATCAGCTTAGCATGCTCTATACTATCTATATTAACTAATTCATTAGTAGGTTCTTCTTCATCATTATCAATTTGCTTAGACCTGTATAAATCATCATCTGTTGAATGTGAATCAAAATTATAGATTTGTTCGTCTTCGTTATCACTTGCCATCTTAAAATTTGTTCTCTACTGAGTGTTCTCTACTCTACTAGAATATAATTCTTTTAAGCTATTTTATATCATCTAAAATTATTTTGTCAATCATTACATACTTAAAGACACTAGCTGATACTCTAAACTCTCCTTTTTATTAAATACCCTCACCTTTTTTTTAAACTTTATTATTTATATATAGTAGAGTAGGGCTTAGTAGTATCTAAGTATAGCTTAGTAGTATATAGTAGTATATATGTCCTCTAATAAAAAGTAGAGTAGTAGTATAGATAGAATGATAGAATATATAATAGTTAGAGAGGCTAGAGAGAATAGAAAACTATAAAAAAGTGAGTAGTACATACATACTACTATATACTACTAAGCTCTACTCATATACTACTATGGGCTACTCATCCGGCTATGCTTGTACTTCTACCTGTTGTGTTGGTGTGTTCTCTACTGTAGGGGGTTTCCGGCCGCCGGGGATGAGTATGTTAACTATCTTATCTTTCATAGCTAGCATTTGCTTTGCTTCCTCTGCTAGTAGCTCTCGCTTGCTATCACACTTGCATTCTTGTAGTAGTTCAATATAAGCATCATCTAGTTTAATTAAAGCATATGATGATGTATAGTTGCGCTTACCTGCTAGATAGCGTTTATAATGTGATTTGTGCTCGCTGAATCTGATACTTAGTGGTTGGGTAGTACTACCTATATAAACCTTATCAAAGCTTGGGGATTTAATAACATATATCTTAGCTTCCTGAAATTTATTCATTGCTTGCGTGTTCTCTACTGTGTGTTCTCTACTATACTATACATAGAAATAATTTTAGTAGAGAAACGAATCAAAAAAAAAATATAAAAAATCTTAGACTAGAGCATTGCTGAGTTCATTATCTTTGAGGTTAGTATAGTATGTTTTCATTATTTTCTGCTTTTCACGGTATGTCTTAGTATAAAGTGCATCTTTAGCTTTACGGGCTATATCATCTTTATGTGCCTGCCTCCATTTACGCCTGTATTCTTTGCATTTATCCTTGTGTGCTTCCCTGTATTTCTTCATATATTCACTTCTATCCATTCTAGATGTTATCTACTAACATATACATAGAAAATAATGCTTTAAATAAACTTAATAATTAAAAACTAAGGGTAATCTACGCCTGGCGCATCTTGCGGGCTAGCTTGCTAACTACCTCCTGACCTAGCTTTTCAACACCCGGGGCTAGTTGATGAGCTACTTCAGGAAGAGCAGAGCGTGCTAGTGATTTCAAAGAAGACATAAGCCCGCTACCAACATAGCGTGCTAGTTTCTCAGTGCTAATAGGACGGGGCACGGCCATTGCGCTCAATACCTGCTCCTTCGTGAGAATTCCAGACGTGTATGCACTTGAGCTACCGTTGCTAGTAGATAGGATACCGGAATACATCATTAAGAGATTGAGTTGGGGCTGTATGGTTGCCTGTGTGTTATTTTTGTAATCCACCCGAATTTGGAATTGTGCCGTAGACAAACTGCCGGGTGAAAAATAATCTTGTAAAATTGGAATTATTTTAGCGAAATCCAATACAAGCATGGAACCGCAAGTAGAGATATATTCAGAAGGGACACCAACGACACCAACACCTCCAATAGTGCCGGCTGTGCCCCACTTTTGCTGAAGACCACTATATTCAGAATAACTCTGTTGACAACCAGAAAGATAGGAGGCTCTAAAAAGCTGTTCGCTCGAATAAGTCGATAATAAGCCTGAGGCGTTGTTTAGCACCACGCTCACGCCAGTAATGCTCCCGTAATGGTCACTAACACCACAACCTGCTAGATTGTTATTAGCACCAGCACCTGAATTTTGTTGAAACTTAAGGAAATCATCAACCCACACCCACACCTTATCAGGATAGCTGTTAAGTTGAATAGAATTGCTTTGAAGCTGACCTGTAGCACCAGATGCTGTAGTTAGCCCGTTTTGAGTGGGTAGAATATAGTTGACGTACGTGGCCAAAGGTGTTACCACGGTTTGTGGAATCATGTCACTTGGTTTAGGGGTGTAATAAACAAGTTCTAGATAGGTATCAGCCTGTTCGAATGTGACATTAGTGATAGCCTTAGCCCCGCAGGTTGGGGAAGTGACCCAACGAAGGACACGGGTAGGAGAAGCACCGGCCATCTGAAAAGTGGCGTTGATTTGAGTAATTCCGGCTAGACCGGGGCACTCCACTTTTTCCCCAAATAAAAATGGGCTAACGAAAATTGGTTCGGTACTCTGTGCACGAATTATCACGGTTTTAACGGTTGCACCATCACCAACAGTGTTGCCGGTAATGGAAAGAATACGGAAAGAACCACGGGGAACCTCATTATTGTTGCAGTTTGAGTCTTCAAAGTTATTAAAAGGCGAGTTGAAAGAGGGAACGTGCACTGCTTGTAGGGCTTGGGCGGGTGTACCGGCGGCGGGTACCTCAGTACCGGCGCTGTAAGCTTGACAAAGCCCTTGAGAGTAATTGCCGTACTTATCGAGTTGAGTCGGACAAGTTGAATTCCACCGCTCAAATTCCTTCTTATCAACACACCGAAGCAGCGGATCTAACACCTGGTTCACGGGCAACGACACGGTTGTATTATTGATTTGTAAACTTGCATTCGTAATCATCTGATTAATAGGGAAAGGGGCGAAGCAATCTGCACCCTGATATACAACGGTACCACCAACACCACCTAGGATATTATACTGGCTAAAATTCACTAGATACTCACCAACAGCTGGGGTACCTGCTACGGTAATGCTAAAGGTTGAACCAAGAGCAATATTACGGGATACAATGGTGCTAGTAGAGGGAACCTGCACGTTAAAAACTAGTTGCTGGGATGTAGCAGAGGCGGCCGGGTACTTCTGCACGCTGACATTCTGACCCGAGCGAAGAACGGCATAGTTAATCTTATCATCTAGATTGAGCACCTCATCACGGACGGCAACAGGGAAAACTTGCTGAGACATTTTGATTAGAATATACTTCAATAAACTTATTATATATTATAAAGATAAAAAAAAAGAAAAAATATTTATAAATAAGAGGTTCCTTAAGCTGATGCTTTATTAAAAGTTTTCTTCCTTAACATAATAAGGATATCAGCTGCTGCTCCTGCCTCTAGATAGAATGGATGATATACTCCGTACTTGTCCCGCCATAAAACCTGAATGTTAAGCTGATTAATAGGTGAGTTGCCTAATAAATCAATAAGCCGATACTCAGCGGTCGGGAGATAGTAAATTTGCTGACCTGCGGCCGCTTCAGTCCCGGTGTTGTAAGGTATTAAAAAATCCGTTAAAGTTTTAACTGTGCTTTGTTGTTGAAAGATGCTCGATTGTGTGCTAGCATCTCGTTTGTTTAAGTTAAATGGGGCACCTGAATATTGCACTTCAACAGGGATAGCACTAGACACAAACACTATGCTCTGGGCGGGTTGCCAATTGACAACACTTGGGGCTTGCTGGTAGAGTTCATCATATTGTCCCGTTCCTGATTTATATGACCCTAGAATATTAGTGTTTAATACATAATTACAAGTTGTTTGTGGGTAATTAGCATTAGACCCGTAAGGGAAATAATCAAATTTGAAAGTGCTTAGTAGATTATAAAGAGGTTGATTCACTGCTAGATACCATTCTGTAGTAGCATCTGTACCCGGCACATTCTGTGGGATTGAATTAGGTCGATGATATATGATTTTCTGTGCTACTGCATCAAAGCTAAAATAGGGTAAAGTAGACCAAATTGCACCCGCTATGCCTAGAAAGTAATCTTGTATTGCTGTATTAATCATTATTAAAAAGCTATCAACATATTTGAGATGAAAGAATGGATTGTTATATGTTTCTTCAATACTAGATGGTTGAGTAAGTGTTGATAGAATAGTTTGAGATTTATTCTCTGGTATAAAATCAACGGTTGCACTTGGAAATGGTGAGCCTAGATTATATGTTCCGCCGCTATTGGTAGTAAATAGCAATGATACTCGATAAATTGTCTGACTGGTATATACAAAGCCCGGCGTTGCTAGTTCCATATCTGGAATGATCACTGGTAGATTAGTTTGAATATTCCACCTAACCACTGAAAGATAATAATCACCTGCTACATCAACCACATTGCTTGTTTTAGTCTGATTGAATATAAGTGGTTGCGGGTCTGTATTATTAGGTGAATATTCATTTACAATCTGCATATTAAGATACTCATGAGTGCTATTGTCATCTGTGTTGGTGTTTGGTGCTAGATATTTTAGTTGATTTAGAGGTACCGCCATCTTGAAATATGTATCTGTCTATTACTATATAATAATAAAATAAAAAAATCAGAAATTCTTTCTAGCTGATAGGATGTTGGGGAATAATCTAGCTTAGATTTTGGTGGAATTAGAATATAAGAGTAGATTTTTACCGTTTCAGAGTGTATTTGTTGATTATAATGGGTATTAATAAATTTATTAATACAAAAAAGAATGTAATTCTATATTAAAACGGTAATAATCTAAAATAATCAAGTAATAATCTAAAAAAATCAATGTAATATATTCATATCTGTAATAATCTAATTAAAATCTATCAATATATTCAGCTATTTTATTCATTTCTTCGGTGAATGCTTTATCACCTGTTTCAATAATTGGTTTCATTTGTCCGTCTGCTGGTGTCTCTGATGTTGCGTGCGGGATTGTGAATCCTGCGTATAACTTCTTTGATGTTTCTAATTCGTTAATTTGTAGCTCAGCTAGCTTGTTTAGCTCGGTCTTTACCTTTTCCATATTATGTAGGTATAACACTATACCGCTATCAATAGTATCAAATGCCGCTTGAATTGCTTCAAGATTACTATTTATATTATCTTTCTGTGTTGCTAGTATTTCTAGATACTTATTCAAAGTTTTTACCTTTTCGGGATGAAATCTGTGAATATGAAAGGTGTGCGTGCAGAGTGCCTCTGTATTTGCGTATGATTGGGCTACTACATCATTTACACTAGTATATACTTCCGTGAATTGTGAGGGTTCAACCATTTTAAGATAGTCTAGATAGTCTAATGTATTCTAGAATATACTTAGATTTTATTTATTAGAAAATATACATTATATTATTGTTGTTTAAAAAATACTAAGCTGAATCTATCACCTGTGAATGGTTCTGTTGAGTGTTTCCACTCTGACCCATTAAATAGAATAGGTTGATATTTTATATTATGCTTATAACTATTTATAACTAGCTGACCGCCGCCATAATCACCTAAACCTATTATATATGAATTGCCGACATTATTTCTATCGATATGTGGTTTTGTTTTATAGTTTTTATTTACTTGAATGCTAGTATAATTTCCTAATGTTGGTATAACATATTTCTCACCGAATTTTTGTATAGCATCATATAGTTCGGGGTATCTAGCATTATTAACTGATTCAAATAATCCCATACGCTTTCGTACTCTGTATTTGCCGAAACAGTGTGTTATACCATCCCCGCCAGTATTAAGCCTCTTCTTATAAATTGGTAGATTTGTTGTTTGTAATGATTCTAATAATTTTTTAACTATATCATCGTCTTTATTGATTTTTTCTAAAGGTATAAATATTTTTGTGCTGCTAGATACCTTCTTAAAAATTATTTCATCCATCTTGCTAGACACTATAGATTGTGTTATTGAATGCTTTCTAGCAGTTATATACTCAGGGTATGTATTAATCAAATAATTAGTAGATATACGTGATTGCTCCACTCTGTCCCCAGTAGCATTACATCCTCCGGGGTTATTATATGTATTATTATAACTAGCTATATAATTCAGTTTAACTACTATTTTATCTAACAACCAATATTTAATTGTCCTCTCATAATCTTCTTTAATATCTATTGTAATCTTAAGACTATCATGATGTCTATTTATACATCCCCAAAAATGACCGGCAATAAATGACAAATCAAATGTGATAGAATCGCGCATCCACGGATAGTTGTGTGTTTGATGAATACCCCATAAATAAGCATTGTATTTAGTGCAAGTATTAAATGCTTTCAATATAAAATCTTTAAAATCTTGTTCCCCTGTTAGTCTAGATGTTATATTGTCTTTTATTTGTGTAAAACTTTTTAAATCATCATCTAGATTAACTAGCTTATCACCTTCTTTAAAATAGTTTGTTATAAAATTTCGTTGGTTAGCTAGACCAACTTTTCCCAGTATAATATTTTTATATTCTGCTAGTTTGCTTTTGTATGCATCAAGCTCTTCAGCTACTACGAATATATATATTTGTTTCTTTGGTATCTTATAATCATCTAGCAATTTTAAAGTGTGAGATTCTATAATGTCTAGACGTTTATAACTTGGTATAATAAATTTAATTCTATGCATTCTCTAAAGTTATTCTAGATAATAATTTTCAAATCAAGTTTAATAAATTCATCCCCGGGAGCTTTCCTATAGTTTGGTTCAGTCCTTCTTTCGTGGTATTTATAATAGTATCCATTCCTTCTTTTAGATATGGAATAGCTGCATTGAATAAATCTGCACCTATCCCATCCCCTTTGTATCTAGCACTTCTGCCTCTTTTGCTTTTACCCTGACCGAACTTTAGACTGATTGCCATATCATCAAGCTCTCTCTTAAGGTTTTCTAGCTCTTTTATACGTAAATCTGGCCGTCTCATCTGTCCGAGTTGCTCTAGCAATCTATTAGTTTCATCACTTATTTCCTCATCATCTTCTTCTTCACTCACTTCGGCTGATTCTGCTTTAGCTGCTCTTGCTTTACGCTGAACTCCCGGGCGTGGAACCCGCTTATAATCAGTTTTTAGTAAAAATTCAAGCCTGTCCGCTATTTCATCAATCAATTGTTGTTTAGTTTTACCTGTTATATATATCCTTTCACGTTGATTGAATGCCTTACAAACATTTTTAATTTCATTTACCTTATATTTAGCTAGTTCTAGCTTGATAGCTTCTATATAACTCTCTAAATTGAAAGACATTATTAATATATATATACATAATAAAATGAATAAGTTTTATTTATACAAATCAGATAAACCATCGAAAAAATATTACGTTGAGTTTGAGAATCCAAATACAAAGAAAAGCAAGAGAATCTATTTCGGGGCTGCTGGATATCCTGATTTCATTCTTTCTGGTGATGAAGAGAAAAAGAAACGTTATATAGCACGTCATAAGAAGCGGGAAGACTGGACTAGCCCGTATGCTGGAGCGGGCGTGTGGTCTAGATATATCTTGTGGGGTGAGAAGACACTACCTAAAAGTATCAAAGCAATGGAAAAGCATTTTAACATCAAAATAATAAATAGAAGCAATAAAACTGGCGGTGAAAAGCCCTCAGCATATCGGTCTATGAAACTAGCTAAATTAGGATTAACTAAACCAACTACTAAGGCTAATCGTGGGGCATTGCTTGATTGGACTAGGCAAAAATGGTTGAACCTCACGGCCTTATTAACTGATAAAAAGGAGCTAGCATGCGGGACTAAAGGAAAAAAACAAAAAGAGTTAGGTTTGCCTTCGGTGTGTCGGCCATCTGTTAGGACTAATAAGAAAACACCAATGCTAGCTAAAGAATTCAGTAATAAACAAATTAAGAAAGCTATTGAACTTAAGAAAAAAGGCAAACGTATTAATTGGTCGGAACTTTAGACACTAAGCTAATCTATTAATCTTAGTACTGCTTAGTGTCTTGCATTGAAACCATTGGAATAGATGCTGTTCTACTATATACTCTAGATTAGGAACTAATTTACAAGTGAATAGGTCTAGGTATGCATCGGCCGTGCTATCGTTGCAGTGAATAGTTAAGGTAATATTACTAGTTTCTATCAATTGCACGAAAACTAGAGTCCAACCTTCTTTGTTATCTACTCCAAAGTGATGAGTCTTGCAAATTGCGGGTTTGCCGTATTTTTTCATTGAAATGGTTTCAACTAGAGAATTGCACCATTCAACTAGTTTATCCGGATTGCTAATCAAATCAATATTAGCGCATTTGTGCAGGTCGAAATGGATACTAACACCCCAACAATCAGACATCTTATAATATTTAACTTAGGGAAAGTTTCAGAAAACCGTGGTTTGCTGATTATTAAACTATACTTAATAAAGATAAAAATTTATAAAATATAATCTAAATATAATCTAAATATAATCTAAATATAATCTAGAATAGATTTTTAAAATGGATTCAGAAAAACTTCAAATTTTAAAAGAACTAGTAGATACTGCAAATACTGCAATATTTGAATATAATCGTTATCTATGTGAAGAGGGTGTATCTGATAAATTTAATGCTGCAATACAAGCATCTAATAATTTAATGAATGCTATTATAGAGTGGATAAATAAACATACTAATGGTGAATATAGTATACTTAGTGTGGTTGAGAAATATCGTCGTTTAATTAATTTTGATTGTGTGGTTGTTGAGCTTCAGCGTCTTAGCTTAATTAACTACAATACATTAAAAGATACGCTAGTGAGAGACCTCAATTCGCATTAAATAGATTATTATTGTCTTTATCATATCTTAACCATAGCATAGTTAACTTTAACTGCATATTATCACATACTTCATCTACATTTGTGAATGCATTGTCTAGTTCATTTTCAACATTATCTAAAATATCATCTAGCTTAACTATTGCATCTCTTATTATCTTTCTAGCTTTTTCAATGTGTTCTTGTTTATTCATTTCTAGACATCAACTTCTATTATATCTAATTTAAATTCAGATTTATTTTCATCGTTTTCATCTTCGCTAACTCCATGCTTCCTGCTTTTATGATGTGCCTGCGGTGTTGGTGGTGGTGCTTGTATTGCTGGGCTTTCTGGTGGTGTACGTGTATCACATTTAAAACATCCTAAACATTCACTATGACGTACATATTTAAAAGTTATAGTAGCTAGCGCACCTACTGCGGTAATTATCGCTACAATTGCTATAGGCTCGGCCATTATCTAATAAATAAAAAGATAATTTACTTGGATTCAAGTACTTTAACTCTTTCGCTAAGTTGTTGAATGGCCTTTATCATCGGGGCTATTAATTCTTCATAGCCGATTGTTAATCTATCGGAACCGCCTTTATAAGAATGGTCTTGGTATCCGCCAAAATCAATATTCAAATCTGTCATTACTTGCTTTACTTCTTGCGCAATTAAACCGTGGTGAAATCTATTTCTTTTTTTACTTCCATCTTTATCTAAAATTGTCGTTGTTAAATTGTGATTCTCATCTATAGTATCTTCCTTATAGTCTTCTCTTAAATCCCAACGAAAATCAACCGGCCGCAATTTTTCAATAAATTCTAAGCCTAATGATGTATTTCTTATATCAGCTTTGTCTCTTGCATCACTACGATTTTGAACTACTCCATATGCATATGTCGTAGTAGCCGAATCTCCTAATTGTACTTGATTATTAGCAGATATTACACCATCTCTAATATTAGCACCCAACACCGAACAATTTGCATAGGTTGTTGTTGCACCATCTCTACAATTAGAAAAATAACCACAAATAGTATTGTTTGATTGTGTAGTTTGATTTGTACCGGAACTCGTGCCCACAATTGTATTATTCGTCCCAGTTGTCATTGCCAATGAGTTATTTCCCCCAATAAGCACGGAGCCGTTGCCCGTTGTTAGGGCTTGCCCGCAACTGCGCCCAATTAGCACGTTATAAGTTCCACTCATACTAGTTTTTCCTACTTCGTAGCCGAGAGTCACGCACGAATTCGCCGCAACGCATTTATGGCCGATAGCAACATTTGCGGCTCCCACTACCGCCGCCTGCTCGTTCAATTGAATAACTTCAGTAGCCCCGCCGGTTGTGTGTAAATATATAGTCCCTATACCCAATCTTGCACTTCCGTTGAATGTTAGATTGCTTTCGGCGTTTAATCCATTAGTCGTAGCCGTAGCCGTGAGAACTCTATCATTCGATTGATTTGCTACCGATAAAGCAGTTGCGCCGTTGATATTAGTGGTTGTCAAATTCGATAGGCCACTAGTTAATACATTCATTCCTACATACGTAGCATTCGCCGGAAAACTAACAAAATTCGCGTTGTTATTCATAATTACTTGTTGGGCTGATAATGGTTGATTCAGAGTTAATGATGCACCACCAAAATTACAATTAATAAAGTATATAGAGTCGGCCGCAAGATATAAATTCGATACCGTAATATTACAATATTGATTAAATTCACAATTTACAAAAGTCATATACGCCGAAGAACTTGCCCCAATCGTGATATTTAAAGGCGTTGAAATCGTTCCCGTAAAAACACAATTAGAATACACATTGCGTCCCACACCACTTAAATCACAAGTCGCCCCCTTTATTGATAAATTACTAAGTCTTATATTTTCAGATGTACCGGTGATATTTACACCGCCCAATATTTCGCAAATCGTGCTTATATTTGCGCTATTATTGATTAAAGCTATATTAGTTTTATTTGTTATATTCACGGTCTCGTTATAGCTACCAGACGAAATGTAAATAGTATCGGGCGCCGATGCACTATCTACGGCGCTTTGGATAGTTGAAACGCTTTGATTTACATATCTGCTAGCACTTGTTAGTTGAATATTTGGATTACCAACCGTGAATAGGTCATTTCCAGATGTATTAAGGCCGGTACCGATAGTATAATTCGTACCAGTTGCACCAGTGGCACCGGTCATACCAATAGCACCCGTATCACCAGTTGCACCAGTCATACCAGTAGCGCCAGTCATACCAGTAGCACCAGTGGCACCTGTAGCACCCGTAGCACCCATACCAGTAGCACCAGTAAAACCACCCACAATACTAACCGCTCCCAAGTAAAGGCCGTCCTGCGGTGGAACAATACTAAATGAACCAAGAAATGACATAGTATATTTACTACTAAACACAAAGAAAATAAAAATAAAGATAAAATTTATTTAGCTACAGTTAACCCATGCATCACAGTTCACGCTATTCGAACTAGTTAATCTTAAATATGTTGCTGAAATAGGAACAGTAAACCCAAAGCTACCACCACCGCTAGATGTATATGTATATTGAGTATCATAAAATGCATTACTATCCGGTGATATCTGCACCGTTAAATCAGTTGCACCATTAACTGAACCGAAAAAAGTATATTGTCTAGGATAATTACCGCCATTTATTAGCAAAGACCCTGAGCCGGTGGTGCCTGCTGAACCGTATATTTGATAGTTTCGCACATTATTCAGTTGAACGTTTACACCGTCTGTCTTTAATACAGAAGCTAGATTTAAATATCCTTGAGGTGAGACACTTGTATTCAGTAAATTTACATTGTAAAACTGCATATAAGGCTTGAAACTGAAGGTTTTACCTAACCCTGCTATAAATGCTTCAGTTATTACTTCCTGATGCCCTATATCAGTCCCATTACTGCTAAAATTAACTACTAACTGATAGCTTACATCAGTTTCTACTGATATCACTATTTCGCTATAGTTTACAGTGCTAACAAAGCTACCGGCAAATGAATCGCCAGATGCTAGCGGAAACACGCTACTATTCAATCCGTCAATTTGTCCCATTGCTATACTACTATTATATAATAAATTTATTTGTTAACAAACTATTCATTATAACTAAGGGAGGGGTCGTAGGGGAACCGTAGGTTCACTACTTTTTATCAGTTTTAATATAGTCCTTTTGCGTCATTGCACCGTGAGACATCATCTTTTGGTCTTCTTTCTGAGATTCTAGCACATTTCCATATTTACTAGATAGATAGATATGCCTTAGCATGCTAGAGCCCACTTTCTTTTTGAATATCTTATTTAAAATGCGGGTGATACCATTCTCTGCTAATTTATTACCATTAAAACTAACTAGAAACGGCACCAAGCTATCCTTCATCTGTGCCTTTAATGGATGATGTTTAATATATATCTTTAGTAGTTGTAATAGTGATACAGGAATAGCTATAATTAGTTGCCCGTCTTTCTTAGCAGTCTTATATACATTGAAAATAAACTGTTCTTTCTTCAAATCCAAATAATTCTTACTAGCATCACTTTTGCTAGCATCCTTTACATTTGTAATATACATCTCTGTATAGTCTTTATTACGGCGTGGTGGTAGTAATGTATAAAGACCTAAAACCACAGTCGCTAGCAAATTATTATATTCTTCTTCATTTGGTTTGCGTAGGAGCTTTAATTCATCACGCATCTTATTAAATGTATTTTCCACCTCTTCCCACTTCATCCAGTTAGTTTTTTGTGTCTCTGTCTTCTCATTTGCTTTGCTAGCTTCATTTATAGATTTTGTCATATTAATCATTATATCATAGTACTTAGAATATAGCGGATTATCTAATGCTTTTAGTACAGATACAATGGCAATTATTGAATTGCGTTGTGTTGTTGCTTTATAGTCTTTAAGCTTATCTAGAATATCATCAGTCTTGGTAAGAAATCGTAAATTCTTAATTTCCTTCTTATCATTCAAATTCTTGAGTGATTTGATATATAATTTAATGCTAGAATCACTTAGCCCCTTATCTTTCAGTTTAGCTGCTATATCTGCTTCCATTTCTCTTAACTATTAAATAAACACTTAATCTATACAAAGAAAAAAAACTATAAAAAAATATACCTCTATATTAATTAGATGATACAATATAAAATGGATTTTTCAAAGTATGAGCTACCCATTCAGAATAAAGCTGTTCTACTAGCTATGATGGAAAAGATACATGATGCATTTAGTAAGAATAACATTAAATACTTCGTTGATGGCGGCTCATTACTAGGTGCCGTCCGTGATGGCGGTATTATCCCCTATGATGATGATATTGATATAGGTGTATTAGACCGAGATTTTGAGCGCGTTATACCATTGCTAGATATAGTTTTCAAGGATGACCCTATGAAAGCATTTACAGAAAGAACAAGTAAAGATATGATAAAAGTAGCAGTCTCTGGAATGTGGATGAAGAACAATGAAACCGGGCAAATATACGGAACACCTACTATAGATATATTCAAATACACACGTGCGGGTGATATAATCAAGCTAGCTAATATAAAAGACCGCCGGCGGTTTCCTAATTGCTATTACCTTAAAAATGAACTATACCCATTGAAAGAATATAAATTTAATCATATTACAGTGCTAGGTGCAAATAATCCACTAGGCTATTTATATAGATATTATAGCAAAGATTGCCTAACAAATTACAAGATTGATATGAGAAAGGAAGACGATGCACGAAACAAAGACCGTGATGCTCTAGAATTCTCTACTAATCCCGCTTAGTTATTTATGATAAGAATATCTAAGTTATTTATAATAAGAATAATAATGATTAAAGGTGAGGGTTTAATTAGTCGAGTAGGTGGGAAATCCAGACAAAAGAAGGAAATATTTAAAAGATGGTTATCTACTGACAAATATAATATTTATGTAGAACCATTTTTAGGTGGTGGAAATATTGCAATGGATGCACCTATTGTTGATAAAATGATAGTAGGTGATTCAGATACTAACCTTATAAATATTTTCAATGATTTTAAAAAGATAAATCCAGAGACTCTTAGAAATTTTGATTTTACAAAACCAAGCAAAAAAAAATGGCAACAATTAAAAAATGATTTACCTTTTGAAAAAGACCCAATAAAAAGACTTTACTCAAATTTATATATTCATGCTTTTTCATATGCTAATAAAGGACATAACTTTAAAGCACACCGTATGGTTGGATATACTTTTGTATATACTAAATTAAAAAAAAATATAGAAAAATATCAAGAAATATTAAATCGTTTTACAATATTAAATAAAGATTATAAATATTTAATTAAAAAGTATGATTCCCCCACTACTTTTTTCTATCTAGACCCACCTTATTATAAAGTTTATTCAAGTGCATATGAAACAGGTGAAATAGACCATCAAGAATTATTTAATTTATTAGATAATATCAAAGGTTATTTTTTATTAAGTTATAATGATGTACCATATATTAGAAAATTGTATAAAGATTATTATATAACTAAATTCACATCAACTCAATCTGATGTAAATATTGGTGGTGTGAGAAAGGTACCTGAATTATTAATTTCAAACTATAAATAAAGCTTAATCATTCATATCAGCAACAGTGAATATATTGTGCTCAGTTAGAACACATTGTGGGAACTGTTTGAAAACCGAAGCCCAGCGTGTTTTTAGCTTTTTTATTGCTATTATATCTTTCTTACCTAATCCTATATAATTCTCTAGCACATAGTTTGTTGCCCTGTTAGAACCATAAGGGAAATATACAAAATTATGTGCTTCATTTAGAAAGTTGCGTATATGTTGATGATTGGGATAGTGTGTGGTTAGAATTATACTAGTTTTAGTGTGCCGGCCAGTTGTAAGAATAGAGTTGATAAATGTAAATAATGCTTCACGAATGGGTTTCTCCTTAATCATTTCCACATCGTCCATAATTACTAGACACTCCTTAACGTCCTCTATCGTTAAAGGCTCATCTATCCAGCTTTCATCTATGTTAATTCTTTTTACTACTTTCTTATCTATACTAGAGTCTTCATCTAGAACACTACAAAAATAAATAGGTCTTCTTGGATATGCTTTTTTATATTCTTTTGCATATGCATTAGCCCACCAAGATTTACCGCTTCCACTCTGACCGGCAATTATTATGCAATCACGCTCTCGTGATGTATCGGGCAACTGTTGAAATACGCCGTCATCAATCTTCAAATCAGCAAAGTAATTTTTTTTAATTTTACCACCCTTACCTACTGAATCAACATCTAGATATATTTTTTCACCATCATCTTCTCCACCTTTTACAACTGCTATAGGCCGCCCAACTTTATTAGTGTTAAACATTTCTTTCTTTCTAATATATATAGGCATATTTTTATTTACAAACTATTAATCTGCAATCTTTGCTTAATGCTAGCCCATCGTGGCAGATTACCAACAGGTAGATTGTAAAATTCATAGAATCTCTTTGCCTCACTATTAATCAAATGTTGGTAGTTCTCACTTAATTCTTTTAGTTTGGCGGGTGATAGTGTACCAAAGCCTAAATTCTTTATAAACATTTTCATTCTAGCATCATATCCAAACTTATCCATATATATCAGCCCAGCCTGTATAACATTATCTAGCTCATATAGCTTGCCTATCATGCTATTAAAGAATCTAGTAATCACAATTATCAGGGATGTATCAGGAGGGGTGGAATACTTAGCTGCTAGCATCAATCGCTTCAATGATTTATATATTTTGCCTGATTCATAATATTGTTTACCATCATCTAGTAGTATTCGAATATATTTCTCCTTATCCATTTCTAAAGTATCAAAGAAATAGATACAGCTAACCTCCTTAAACCGCCCCTGATTCCAAATAATAGCATCTATTTTGCATAGTTCAGTGTTTCTATTAAAATAAGCATCAAATAAATCAGGCTTCAAATCATACATCTTAAATATTTTATGTTTTTCTTGTTCCTTCTCACCCTTACGTGCTTTTTGCTGTATCTTAAACTCAATAAAAAACAGCTTGTTTTTGTTATCAATACGATTAAAAACCTTTTGGAAATCTGCATACAAGCTAGCTGGTGAGTATTTGGTTTTAATCACACTTAACATATCAATATCTGCGGGATAATCTTGAGAGGCTAATGAGCCCGTCCCTACTAATCTCACTGGATTATCTCCTAGTGTAAATACATTATACAAAAATCTAGTATCAAT